TGAAGCCACTACACCCATCACGCCCTATGTAAATTGGCTACAGTATTACAATATACACTATGTGCGTAATAGTCCGAGCGCTTTTCTATATGCCTATCAGTATTCTTCCCCAGAAGTATATAGGTGTTTATACGAATATACGTGCGATGATGATTTGACGTATAATACATTTAAACTAGAGAATAATATTACCACCTATATCTCAAATATCTTTACGAATATTCTTTCACCAAAAAAACATCATTATGACTTTCTAAAAGAGACCAAGCAGACAAAACAAGTGAATCAATATTTGGAGAATACATTTATGAAACGCATGCATATCAATATCCACCAACGCCTTGTAAATGTGATTGAAAACAGCGCGAATTTGAAAGATTTCCTAGGAAAGGGTTATCTGTATCATATCTTTATCCATTGTATATACATTAATAAGAAGCTATCTTTATTAAAAGTGGTGCAGAGTCTAACCTTCTTATACAATCACTCTGACTATTGCAAACGTTCCATCAAACATATTTGGCGATTGCTCCTCAAAGAATTTAAAGAGGAATTCGTCAAAGGGGTGTCTATTTATCTATTGGAATACCATATCTATATGTTCAACCGAAAGATATCAAATTGCCTATCCTACCCTCCTACTAAAATGGTGCGAGATACAATCTATCTATTGCAAGAGAACCTTTATTATAAAAAGAATTATACATTAAAAATCGCACTAAAACAACAACACCATTGTAAGATCCAAGAGGATATCAATTATACCATGGTGACGAATGCATCCAACAATATCTATTCGTTCAATATGTCTTTGTTTGATATTCTAAAATTAATGCATCATCCAATGCATAAAAAACTCCAACAGCGCAATATGCTCCTATTCTCTAGCCTAAAAAACTATAATTATGAAATATATCACATCATGCAAACCCATTATTTGTCTCATCCAGAAGATATTTGGAAAAGAAAAATAAAAAGATTTAAACCCACTTGAATCTCTATAGCTACATGAAATGGTATATCCTTTGTCCATATGTTCAAACGGGCGGGCCAGAAGCCATGCACCAGCTATGCAATGAGATAAACCTGCTTGCCACTACTCACCAAGCCTATATGGTCTATTTAAATAAACCTACCACATCGGTCACGTCTCTATTGTATGCAGATGATTACCCGTATCTTAAAGAGGCGCTATTTAAAGAGATTGAAGATTCCCCCGCTAATATAGTTGTTCTGCCTGAAATTTATACAAAGAGACAGTTACCTTTCTATACAATACGTGTAGCTATTTGGTGGTTATCTATCAATAACGCCATTCAATTTAATACATTTTATGAAAATCTAAAACAAGTCATTCATTTATTTCAATCCGAGTATGCCTCCACGACAATATTGAAACATCATCCTCAAGCAAACATTCGGACGTTTATGCTTCATGATTACACCCGAGTGCTTGCGGAGCCGGCTCTTTTATACGCCCCACAGAAACGTGCTAATAAAATAGCCTATAATCCGACCAAAGATACGATACTCCCAACACTCATTCACGCTCAGTATCTGGTCCCATTGGTCAATCTCAATAAAGAAGAGCTACATGACGCGTTACTCGGATGTAAGCTCTATATAGATTTGGGCTCACATCCAGGTCAGGATCGGTTGCCTAGAGAAGCAGCTATGGCAGGATGTGTCGTAATAACCAACAAAGCCGGCGCTGCGGACAACGCTATAGATATTCCGATTGAAGAAAAAGTAGAGGATAGTGCGGCGCTCTTCCAACTTATCCAACATGTGTTTGAGAATGATAATGATAATTATAAACACTATTATAAAAAACAAGAGCCTTATCGTATTGCCATTGCAAATGAAAAAACACGATTTACAGAAGAAGTGCGGCATATATTATCAATATTTGAATGACCTTACTTCATGTTTATTAATATAGGGAACGACGCAGTTGTAACGTTTGGATATTTTTTCTAAATATTTGTTTGTATATTTCTGAAGGTGTTCTACTTGTGACAGCCAATGAATAATACAATCCTCTGTCGGTGCCAACGTTACGCGTGTTGCAGCTGGCGGCTTTGCCTCTTCCTCTTCCTCATCAGTGCCTTCTTCTGACTCATTTACCAGATTGCGAAACATATCGTTCATGGTATGCATTAACATTTCTAGCACCATATAGATATCGCGCTTCTTATACTTATTTTTTTCACTTACTTGTAGCTTCCGTTTAAATTCTTCCTCTGTAATAGTGTTCATCAAGAATTTTACACGTAGATCCAAATTTGTATTAACGAAGAACTGCACACGATAACGCGGTAGCTCAATCATTTGAATATGTATATTGATACGATGTAAATCACTGATGGAATCCCTATAATCCTCATCTACGTCAAATTGGTTAAAATAGTTTAAGAGTGCCCGATATGTAACCATACCACACGGCACGTCCCCAGGGTCTCTCACTTGCACGACTTGATTCAGACGTTGATATTCATAGAAATGCGGATTATGCACCAATCCTGTCTCAATTTGCCCTGTATTCCAATCAAACGCGGTATGACATTGGGTGCACCACATCTGCGCACACCCGTTAATACGATAGATTAGAGTAGAACACCCTGGGCAACTACGTGCCTCTTTCTTAATCACTTTAGCGGTTTCAATATTTTCGTCAAGGCATTTATGAGCGGTATCTTTGTTCTCACCAATTGGTTCATGGCACACTTCACAGACGTAGTAATGACATATCCCACAATTCCATTCTTTTCCATTCACAAACCCTTTACAGCCGTTGATGGGGCAACCGATTGTAAATTGACGACGCGTTATATGTGGTGTTTTCATTGTTTCATTATTCCTGTATCTATAGCGCAACCCCCAAATGGCACGATTGTTTTCAGTACGCTTGAGTTTTATTTTGTAAATTTCTTTATGCACACCCCTTAGTTCTTCGGCGTATTTCTCAGAGTCTTCTGTATTTTTATAATTATTTCTACGACACGCAACAAATGCAGCACGCAGTTCAACAATCTTACTGTTCATTAGTATAATTTGATTGTCAATATCGTCGTTCATTTCTTTATAAGTGTCTATCCGTCTGAGTATTTGCACGTAAGGCTGTGTCTCTGGCAACAAACTCTTTTCCCTGTCATATAGAATATTCTCGCGATGTTTTTTATAATCTACGCTGCGAAATGGTTTAGAAAAATGTGTTTCTATAATCTCTTGGTCCCATGCTTTATGACAGTTCATACAATGTGGGTCCAATGTGCTCCCAATCAAGTATTTTTGAATACATATCTGGCATGACTCAAAATTACAATAAGGGCACTCTTTTTTAACTCTTTTGAGAAACGTATATTCTTCACAGCAAATACTGCATTCCATTATATAGTCTATTATCCTCTGTTTAATAATAGACATATTCATTTTTTTACTTTAGAATGACTAGATTGATCCAATGCATCGGAATATCCAATTCGCGCGCAACATGTTGAAGTTCTTTATCGTTCAACAGGTTTCTAAAAAGAGTATTTAATAACGACTGAATCGTCTTCTCCGAACATTTGAACGCTACACTCAATGTAGAGATGGTCTCCCCACCACGAAAACGCCGCAATATCTGTTGGATATCCTCCTCACTCCAGGTGCGCGGCTCTTTCTTCTTAAGGAAAAACATGGCTTCGGCTTCATTATAAAAAACAAAAACCTCCCTATATCAATTTTTATTATAATTACGATAGCATCATTTAAACCCTCGCTTTATTGGAATCACTTGTTTTTTAGGCAGGGATTCTAAACATTGTGTGATGAATTGCGCTTGCTCCCAACAGAGAGTGCGACAGAGAATGGCAAAATGTTTGCAGTTGTTGAAAGAACTAGCCACTTCGCACAAATAAAGCGCAAGAGCGGCGGTTTGATCTTGAGAGAGTGCTGTGCCCTCGGCATACTCAATGAGTGCAAATCGCGTCCCGTCAGATACGAACTGACTAAACTTCCGCCAAATCACATGGGATGACTCTTCCCATACTTCAACTACCATACTTGTTATTCCATGTGTTACGTAAATACCATGGTGCCAAACGCCGTTCGGATTCAATACTGCGATATGATCACCCACACACACTAAGTCACGTAGTTCATAGCAGTCATTAAATGGAATCACTGTAGCCGGCAACAGGCTAGATGGCTCCCAACCGGGGGTTATGAAAGTCGCACACATCTTTAATATATAATCCATTATAATTACGATAACCGGGAATCGAACCCAGATCCCTTGCTTGGAAGGCAAGTATCCTAACCGTTGGACTATTATCGCTTACTATATCAACGATCATTATTTTTAAATGCTTTTTATGGCTTAAACATCATCTGTTTCATCATTACTCCAATCATAATTATATGAAGTATTTACACTTACAGGTTTAATAATATAATTATTCACATTAGAAGGATTCACCGAAATTAATCTCTTCCGCTCCTCTTTTACAAGTGATAAATCATCAAATATACAAATGACTCTTTTTCAACTGTATCATCACTGACTCCAAGTAAAACCCACATGGTAAGTATAAGTTAATAGGGTCGGTGCTTCTTAAATGGTTTATATGGTTTTAAAATGCCTACAATGTAGCTACATGTAACAAGATACACAAATGGTGAGGGGGTATTGTTATATACCAGATGGAAACCATCCCCGCCGTTCGCTCGGAATAGATAGGCCAATAAAATCTGCTCATTATTGATCCACCCTTCTTGAGTCCGCTCCGCCAATTCTTTCTCAACGCATGTAGCTATATCTATAACTGCCTCTAGACCACCTCCAAATATAGTTCCACACATGAGGCATTATGAATCCCATAGATACTCCTCTTTTTCTTAACTAAAAAATGAAAGTGCATAATTTAAACATTACAACCGTAGATACTATAACTGTAAAGATGTTTCAAAAAGTCATTATTTGGGGATATCCTCTAAACTCACATACGCACAGTTTCGTTCATTATGGATGGCACAAGGCATTTCAGTCGCTCGGTTATGAAACGTATTGGTTTCATGATGCAGAGTATCCCTCCCTTGACACATTTGATTATACACAATGTCTCTTTATTACCGAAGGCTATGCCGATACCAAGATTCCTCTACACAAAAGTAATATTTATATAGTGCATGTAGCTACCAAACCCAGGAAATACCTAGATTGTGGTGCGCGTTTTATTGACATGCGCTATAATGTAATAAGTATTAAGGACCACAATTATATTTATGAATTGGCAAACAAGACACTAGACACCATAAGCCCAGTTACTCTCTATGAAAAAAAATCATCGGATCGTGACCTAAATCCGCGTTTTCGCCATCACTCTCCAATCTATTATGAAGCCGTTTATACTGCATGGGCTACAGATCTTCTCCCGAACGAGATATGCTTGGAAGACCGTTTCATTGAGCCAGCTGAACCTCATGTTACCTACTTTATTGGTAGTATTGCTGCTGGAAATGCCTTAGAAATGCAAAACTTTGCGACGTCTTGCTCTAAACACGGTATTCATTTCATTCATCATAACCCATGGAAGACGGGACTCTCATTTGAAGCCGCTAAAAAGCTAGTGCAAAAGAGCTATGTAGCCCCCGATATTCGTGGTTCAGGAGATCCAGATAGAGTTCGTTTCGGTGAAACCGGAACGTGTCATAAAAATATTACAGGATATATTCCATGTCGCCTCTTTAAAAATATAAGTTATGGAAAACTTGGCCTGACCAATTGTCCGCGCCTAAAAGAGTTGTTTGGAGAAAATGTTCAGCTAGAGACAGATGAAGCCCTGATGGTAAGTAGCTACATTCAGATGGCCCCTAATAAAGATTATATTCTTAAACAAATGGAGTGGGTAAGAGACCATCATACTTACTTAAACCGTATCCAAGACCTATTGTATATCCTTCGCAATGGAGCAGTGTAATTCTATCTACTTTGATTTTGTTCAATGTGTAAAAAATAATAGCATGTTTCACTCTAGATGTGCTATAAAACTAGAAGCTTATCAAGCCTGTATCCGAGCCACCACCGCCACCCTAAAACTCACCCCCGAGCTCACTAAAGAATGTTCCAGAACCCATGCCCAGACTGATAATCATACCGATCGCCATTAATACATAAGCGAGTATTTTCATGCTTTGTCTAGGCTCTTTTCTTTTTTGCTCTTTCTTCAGTAAGATAAATCCTGGAATAAAGAACAGCATACCAATAAAGATATATACAATGAAACTCGCCATAAATCCTAGACCTGAACCGAAACCAATTCTAGCATATTCCATAATAGATGTTTTTTTAGCAGGCATCTCTATAAAGATAGATGAAAATATTTCTCAATGGTCTGTAAATATTTATCCACCACTACCTTCCATGTAAAATGGGCAAGACCGTAGGCACGAATTTGAGGACGATACATCACACATTTTTTCTGATTTTCACGAATTACGTTAGAAATGTAATCTATATCATTTAGCTTTTCTGTCGGAATAACGTCAATCCATGGCAGTGTCGTGTCTAGATTGGCCGCTGCAAATTCAGAGATAACCAAGCCAAGACCACACACTAATGCCTCGCAACAAACAAGTGAATGGGCTTCCCCATCACTCAATAATACCAGATTGGAATAATCCGACAGATGCTGATACAGCTCTGCCTTAGACCACTCTCCCTTGTAATTTGACCGCTGCGGATTAAACCCCCCATCTGCTAAATTACCTACGAAATCAATAAAGTCAATGGATTGATATACCGCCTGGCGTTTCCGATAATCAATTTTTGCCAAATAAATACCACGGTCTTTATAAAGTGCCTCCTCTCGGTAATGAAATATTTCATGATTCGCACCATTGGGTATTAGGCCAACGCGCTCTGGCGGGCATCCATACTTGATATACATATTCCGAATGGACGGTGAAAGCGCTACAATATAGGCTTTACAATTATGAATAAAATCATTAAACATAGCGATATACCCATCTCCACTGCGCATTTCCAATTGGTCTAAGTAACCATAGTGATTGGTATGCAATACATTTTTACAATGAAACGCATCCCATAGAGGCCATAGATTATCGTATTGAATATGCACGACATCTGGTACAGAGTCATTGGTCAAACGAATAATTTCATGCGGCTGTGGTGTATTCACAATGGTGACCGCAATACCCGGTATTTTTTCTAAAAAGAGCTTATAATCCCATATCAATGACTCTACTGCTCCCCAGCCTCTGGGTGGAATGGGCATAATACCTGGTCCAATAATTGTAATACGCATTAGATTATATCATTTAAAAAGTATAACCTTTAATTGAATACCAATGATAGATATTGTAAGAAGGCGTCACATATCTCTATCATTTGCCAGCCTCGTTTTTCTTCCAAATATAATTGCCACAACCACAATTCCCGTATTAAATTATACATGGTTGGCACTTATGCTTTCCTCTATATACCACCATCATAATCCGAAGAATAAAGCTTTAATTATAGCCGACCAAACAGCCGTCTTTAATATGGTCTATCAACATGGGCGAGTTGTATGGTTATGTCCTTCTTGGATCGTCGCATGGTATTTAATCACAGTTATCTATACAGCTACTTGGTACTATCCTGCAAAGCTTGGACGTATCCGAGAACATCTACATCTACCATTGCATTTGGTAACCTACGTTTCAACGAGTATATGTGGTATTTTAATGGCAACGCACTTAAAAGTATAACCTTTAATTAAATACCAATGAAGCCGTGGTTGCCACCGGGCATCTCTCGTGCTCGTATAGCTTGCCGTTGCTACCCGGCTCCTCCCTCCATCAGTGCCCCAGCGCCGGCGCCCGCGCCCTCCCCCACAACCATTCGCTCAGTGTTTAAGCTACCCGATCTTATGACAGCTCCTTCCCCTGAAGCTAGAAACCCAGAATGGTCTTATACACGCTTTATTAAAGCCGTGCATATGAATAAAATCTCTTCTGTCCAGATCAATATGAAAGACCTGCATGCCACGCTTCGCACCAAATTAGGTGCAGAAGCCACCGTGCAATTAATCGCCTCTGAAAATATTCTATCGGATCTTACCAAACGTAACGTGGAAGTGCGTTATGTGCGCGAATCCATGAGCAATGGCGCCCTGCTCAGTTCTATGTTTGAGATATTTACCCAAATTATTGGATTGCTCTTCTTTATCCGCCTACTCACCCTCTTTGGAGGAGCGGCAGGTGGTCCGGGTGGCCCAGGTCGTAACCCTTTTGGTAACGATAAAAGCGTAGGAATGCTCTATGAGAATGATACCGCGATTGATATTGGTTTTGAGGATGTCGCTGGCATTGATAATGCCAAACAAGAACTGGAAGAGGTCGTGGATTTTCTAAAAGATGGAGACAAATACATTACCATGGGTGCCCGCATTCCAAAAGGTATCCTGTTAGTGGGCCCTCCTGGCACCGGAAAGACGCTCCTCGCCCGTGCTGTCGCAGGGGAAGCCGGAGTCCCATTCTTCTCTTGTTCCGCTTCAGAATTTATTGAACTATTCGTTGGCATGGGTGCCTCCCGTATTCGCGACCTCTTTAAAAAAGCCAAAGCTAAAGCTCCATGCATCATCTTTATTGATGAGATTGACGCCATTGGTAAGAAACGTTCATCGGGTGGCCCTGGAGGAGCAGGCAGCAATGACGAACGCGAACAAACCATTAATCAGCTTTTAACAGAAATGGACGGCTTTAATGCCAACAGTGGTATCATCTTAATTGCCGCTACAAATCGCCCAGAATTGCTAGACGATGCGCTCGTTCGCCCCGGGCGTTTTGATCGCCAAGTATATGTAGATCTCCCAGATTATATTGGCCGCAAAGCCATTCTCAACGTGCATCTAAAAAATAAAAAGGTCACCCCGTCCATTGATTTAGACAGTATTGCGCGCCGCACCATTGGTTTCTCTGGGGCCGATTTAGAGAATCTATGCAATGAAGCCGCTATATATGCCGCCCGCACCGAACAAGAATCTATTACTTCCGCCGCCGTCAATTATGTATTTGATAAGCTCCTTTTAGGGGCAGAGAATACCACCCGTGTTATTTCCGATCAAAAGAAATTATTGGTGGCATACCATGAGGCAGGTCATGCGCTCTTGGGCATTCTCCTCGGCGACTATGACACTGTCTGCAAGATATCCATTGTCCCACGCGCCGGTGCTGCTGGTGTGACCTATTTTGAACCCAATGAAGATCGCGTGGATAGCGGGCTATATACACGGGAATATCTAGAGAATCAATTAGTTGTCATGCTCGGCGGCCGCCTTGCCGAAGAAATCCGATTTGGCACGATGAAAATTACCACCGGTGCCTCTCAAGATTTCCTAGAAGCGTCCCAATTGGCCACCACAATGGTCGCTGAATATGGGTTTAACGAGACTATCGGTCCTCTCAATGTTAGTGATACGGCTATTTCGGATGCCCTGTCTGGAGACGTCGCTTCCGAAGTCAAGTTTTTAATTGAAAACGCTTATGCTAAAGGTAAAGATTTGCTAGAAGCCAACATCTTTTATTTAGAACGCCTTGTCGCCGCCCTGATTGAAAAAGAAAATCTAGAACCTGCCGACATACGCATCGCCCTGGAAGGCATCTGCTGCGACTATCAATCCAAAGAAGAATACGAAGCCTCTTCCCACGACGCTGCCACCACAGCCACCGAAGAGGACACCCCACCCACCCCAGAGCCATGGCCTTAGCCCTATACCGTTTGGAAAATTAGTAAGTGCATTTTACGCAGATCTGGATTGCGATACAGCAATTTCATAAATCCTCCTGTTTTTTCTAGAAAGCCGGTCTCATTAAAATTAACCGGCACTTTGATCGCAATATATTGTGCAGAATCCTTAATATGCTCACATACTTCAGATAATTCAATATCCCCCAAATACAAATCAATGGATTCTTTCGTTTTATAATCTGGACCACCCCATGGCGGATCAATAAAAATCAAATCCTGTGTCAGGCGGATGGCTATCACCATGAGGTCACCATTGTAGATGTCTATATTGGTCGTTCCTAATATGCGTATATTATTCTGTAGATATTGATAACGATTAAAATCAATTTCAATCGCATTAATCTGCTTAAAATACTTTGAAAAGGAATACGTATTGCCTCCAATACATGCTGTCGCATCGGTTATGATATTGATATCAGGCAATATCCGAATAATATCTCGCGATATACGATCCGCCGTATATTGATCCGTCACACTGTAAAAAGCCTCACTGTCTAACTTTAACTGCTTTCTTTTTTCACCTGGCACAAACCTAAATAGGAAGTCTTTTTTATCATCCATGAGCCATCATACGTTATAACAATAATATACTGTTATGCTTAAGCTAGTTAGTTAGCTAAAACAGCGCTCTTTTAGTGCCTTTTCTTGACTCATATCACTCTCATTTGCATTCTTAATCGCGCTTTTTAAATCACGTATATCACCCTTTAATTTTATCTTAATTGCTTCATTTTTAGTCACTAATTCTTTCGCATCATCAAACAGATATTTCTTAAATTCAGCGACCTTGTCATCCAACCCTTCTAAGCATTTTGCCTTCTCTCACTTGACACGGAGTGCCCGACATTTATCTTTTAACACTTTGCTCTCTAATTTTAACTTTTCCTTACCTCTACGAATCGCCTCTTTGTTCTTTTCAACGACCATATTGGCTGCTTCGTATGCATCTTCGTATTTCTTAACATCGTCAAACACCTTTCCTACATTAGAGAGACTCATGGGCACATTCACGGTATGTATTTCAGGAATCGCAAACTGCCGAATATCTTGCTCCCGATTTAGGTAACTAATGTATCCCGAGAGTCGTTCAATGACATAGCGCGGTGTTTTAATCGTGCCGTCTTCATTCAAATAGGACTCTTTAATCTCTTCAAACGTTTCCGGTAAGGGAGCATCGTGTTTCAATAAATTGATTAACTTAATGAAATCCATCGGATTATTGGTATAAGGTGTCGCACTCATCAATAATAGGCGCACCGAATCCTCTTTGGAGGAATCATAGGAATGATGAATGGAACGCTGCAATACACCAAAGTCCGGCTTTTCCATCGGATTTAGGTCATCCGATAGTAATTTATGGGCTTCATCAATAATAATTAGGGTTTTCTTTAACGGGTCTTCCTCGCCATTGCGCTTTACCATATCCAGATAGAGTTTATTGCGTTTTAAGAGTAAATTGGAAAACTGTTTATAAGTAATTGGCATCATCCAATTCTTGGACAAGAACTGTAAGGGACGCTGCATAGCTTCTTCCAATACGAAATTATCAGGCATCTTTTCTCTCAGCACCAGTGAGCAGACTTGGCCAAACATATTTTTCCAGACATCACCACGGAGAGTATTGCGGGTTACCCATAATATCGTATATCCTTGTTTCTCAAACGAGGAAGTTGCCGCGGCAATACCGGTGCATGTTTTTCCAGTGCCGGTAGAATGCCATAACAGTAAGCCTTTGTAATAAGAAGCCGGTTGGAAATAGTTACGTATAAAATCTTGCGTCGGTGTAAATCCTAATTGCGCGGTGACCGGTGCAGGTGATGCGGATGCCTCTTTTACATTCACAGCTGGTGGCGATGCAGTAGATGGTTCCGCTTCTAGCTCCTTCTCTGTCACAGACGCCTTCTTTGATTTCTTACGAGCCTTAGCCCCGCCCTTCGCTACACATAAGTTCTCAATCTTTGGCACATCCCAAATATATTTTTTAAAATGCGCATAGATAAACGCCTGTATTTCACTATATGACATCTTTTCCGTAACAGGTTCCGGTGGCAGATCCAATGCCGCCATCCGCTTTTCCACATAATTTAACATATCTTCCTTCTGTGTATGCACCAACTTCTTCTCAAACACTTTGTCCAAACGCTTACTGATCGCATCCTGTTTCTTTAGAATATATAAATCGGGATTCGCCCAGGCCTTATTTAAACGGTCACAGTAATCCTTGGAATTGACTATTTTATCACATAGGAATGACTTTGGGCGCTTTTCATCAATCAAGGTAGAGCTCTTTCCCATATACCATACAATCAACATGAATGGGACAGGCATCGCCATTATCTTTCCTTTGCAACCATTTGCACAGTTAAAATGCCCAAACTTTTCCATCACTTTGCTGTATCTCCGTGTAAATACTTTAATCGGATTAAAATCCATGGGATATAGTTTCTCTACCTCTTCATAAATCGCCTTAAAATGTGGGTTCGTAATGTGTAAATTCTTGTTTGTATGTAAATCCACCGACGACTGAATGGCTTTCGCTTCCAAGTCTTTCGCGAAATTATTCAGCGCCGCATTCAAATTACTGTATTGAATAAAGAGGTCATATACGTAATCCACATGGTATTCGGCTTTTAATTTTTCAGGAATCTGAGTGCGGTATTTATAAATATGCAATACCCAACCTTTTTCTTGGTCGAACTTTAGACCCTTCTGACCACAAAAACGTGTGCCGCGCCCAATAATCTGTTTCTCATCCGCATAGGTAATGGGTGTCTCTAAAATATGAATATAACGAATATCAAATACGTCAATGCCCTCTTTAAATCCAGAGTCCAGCACCAGAATTCGCACCTGTTCGCCATATATATTCTCCGGGCGCTGATTAAAGCGTTCTAATACTTGACGACGAAAGCGAATACCCACATCCTTTTGATAGAGCTTACTAGAAGATAGTAACGCAAAGTTCTTCGGTGACTTTTTTATCGGGTCATTGATTTGTAATTGCGAATTATAAATTAGCGAATAACCATGTGAAATCAGCGCACCCGCGACACTTTTGGCACCACCTGCCGCTTTTAACTCAGAGTAAATTAAATGTTTATACATCGTGCCGTCTTTTTCCATGTCCTTTTTATCCAAGGCTTCTATATTGGCCAGAATCTGCTCAATTTTAGGCGATACGACAGACAAGGTATCTTTTACTTTTTTCACATCAAATGAAGCACTGTCTAGCTTATGTATGGCTTCATACCTAGACCAATTTTCTACTTCTCTGATACATACCGCTTTCTTAGAAGCCATAAGTCTATCTTACTTATATTATAAAAATAATAAAAACCCTAAGAGGCAGTGTTCTGTAATTCTTGGGAATAACACAGGTTGTGTATGGTTAATACATCTTTTCTACCAACCCGTTGTGCTCTGCCTACCGCCTGAATCTTTTCATTTGGCATATGATGATAGATAATCACATCTGTTGCCATGCTAATATCAATTCCAAATCCAGAGTAATTTGTATTTAGCAATATAATATTGATTGCACCCCGATTAAAATCGTTTAATACATTCATCATATGCGTGGTAGAACCCTTCATCTCGCTATATACGATACCATGCTCTCTTAAGAGAATACACAACCGATAGAATTGTGAGTCTAGGCGCGAGAACAGTAGGAAACGTCCATCCGGTTTGCTCTTGAGAATTTGTATAAATTGGTCTTCTTTACTCAATAACTGCACAGGTTGCTGACCGCCGGCACTCGCACTTGTGCCCGCTCCATCCCCGCTACCGCCTCCGCTCGCATCCGTATGCTTAATAATAGCTACAATTTTATTACTTTCAATCGGCGTTCTGCATTCCGGGCAATTGATCCCATTGTTTCGGGTATGCACACCCAAACGCGCCCACTCAAATAAGCATTTACCACAAATTGTATGCGTGCAATTTAGATAGACAGGGTTATCCAGAACATCCATACAAATAGGACATGTCTTGGTCGCCAAATCCGATAGACGCTCCTGCAACGCTTCATAACGGTCATTTAGCCGCACCAATTCCGCATTCACATTCTTTAAACGACCCTCCCTCTGCTCATTCTCTAATTCCAACGATTCAATAAATGCAATCTCCTTCTGTTTGTTTTGGATATTCTTCAAAAACTCCTTTTGCACAGTTTCAATCAAAGACGTTTCTGTCTCTTGTGCCCCACCAATTTCTTGGATTGCCCCTGCAATGTCATTTACATTAATCCGATCCAATACGATATTGCTAACAAAGCCCGAAAGCACGCTGAGACGCTTATCCATTTGACATAAATAATACTTCTCAATGGGTTGGGGAATTTCAAACGATTGTAGGATATACTCTGTCTTACTCTTTACCAACATATAGTGTAAGCGTTCTCGGTTCAATAAAAGAGTAATACTATTAAAAATACTCTTTGAAAAGGTATGCGTTACCAATTCCATATAGCTACTTGTAATCAACCAGATAAATCTAAAATTCATCCGCGGGATCTTATCCGCAATCTCATGCGCTTCATCAATCATAATCCGGTCAAAGCCATGTAGCGTAACGGGCTCCGCTAATTCTTTTAGATAACTAAACCATATCTTTAATGTCGTATTTTTAATCAAAATTAAATCAAAGGTCTCCAAATAAGTGCGCAATTCATCTATCTTTTCAGGCAAGAGCTTCCGAATGGTATGTAGTGAATCAATATAAAGAAACTTTAAAGAGGTATCCTTTTCAATACTCTTCTTCCATTGCATATACACTGGCCCACGCGGAACAATCACCAATGTCGTATGTATGTAGGTATGTATAGGTATTTCATATTGAATTTCTTGATAAAATGTCATACTTCCAGACCATCTGGATGTCCCATAGCTATATACTTGTTGTTGATTGTTATAAATTGCCTGAATGGGACTGGTTTGAATCAAGCTTAATGCAATCAATGTTTTCCCATAACCTACAATATCCCCAATGACTCCCACATTCGTTTGCATTTGAAAAGAGTTTTTAAACGTGGGATTAGAGATAATCGTATTCTCAGTTGGAGGTATAAAATAATCAATATGTGATTTTGTTTCCATTGCCTTACACTTATATACCGCCGTTTTTTGATGTGGCTTTAATGCTTTTGATATTTGCACCGGCTGTTCAATCACAGGGTCACTTTCATTTAAAAATACCGAATACGAATGCGCCAAAGAGTCCATTAGAGAGTTATACAGATTATGCTTTAATATAGTTCATTAAAAGCCATATTTTCTGGCAAAGTCTTCTTTTGTGATAAGAATACCCAATTCCTTTCCTTTCGTGACCTTTAGAGAAGGATCGTCTTCACTAGCAGCTACAACTAGGAAGGTATTCTTAGACACCCCACTGGCTATCTTTCCTCCCAACGATTCAATCTTCTTCTCCCAGTCCTTGTTTCTAAATCCCGTAAAGATAATACTCTTTCCATCAAACACATTTTCCTCAATGATTGGCTCTCTGCTCTGCTTGCACTTGGTAATGCCTAACGCTTTTAAGAATTGATAGAAGACAGGCAGCTCCGCTAGAAACTGTTTCACTGTGGTCTCCCCAATGCCCTTAATCACATTTAGCTCCGTTAGCAACTCATTTCTTAATATTCCCGGATTCTCACTGACAATTAACTGAATTTTTTTCAGACCAAATCCCCGTCCAAATAGGTTGCTCGCTACCATCAGTTCTTCACAGGATACCGTTTTCATGCGCTCACTCAACGATTTAGAAATCTTCTCTGCGCCCTTTTCTTGAATACCCTCCACTAGGAGAAGGTCCTCTTTCCGCAACGCTACTAGCTGTGGTATAGTTTTCACACCCACGTCATAGAGCTTCTTTAAAATCCCACTGCCAATAAACTGAATATCTAAGGTCTTTACAAAATGCTCTAATTGACGCAGCTTCATCTGATCATTCTCATCATCTGCCCGAATACGAATATCTACTCCCGTCTCATTCCATTCATAAGGAATTTCAGGCATGCTCGGCTTTCCATTGGCCGCTACGCTCAGCACGCGCATAATATGAGGAATCACATCCCCAGAACGGATCACGATAATACGCGCCCCCGGACCAATGGTATGTTGTTGGATAAACGCCCCGTTGAATCCCGTTGCCTTTTGGATTTTTACACCCCCAATATGCACCGCATTAAAATGCACTAATGGTTTCAAGAGCCCATCCTTGCTAACATTCCACTCCACTTGGGTCACCATGACTTCGGCCTCTTCATGTGTCAAGATAGTCTTAAACGCAAACGAATACTGGGGATTCTTTCCAGATACAATCGGATGATATTCATTGTCACGCACCACAATGCCATCAATCTCATAGGGGCTCTCCCGACGCCGTTTCATCAGGTATTCCGATAGGCGGTCATTCGTCGTCTGGGCACTATCCAAGACATCGTATTCCACCACCTTGAAACCGAGCCCTTTCATATACTCCAGCCCCTCTTGAAACTCCAATTGAGGTTCTAATAGCTCATACGCTACAAAATCCAGATACTTGGCCGTTACAGGATTGATGGTCTTAGAATTTAGAATCCCTGCCGCTACATTACGGGCATTTGCACCCAAATGTTTAATCTTTTCCCAGTTCTTTCTAGAGATAATAAATTCTCCCCGCACCATGGTGGGCATGTCTATTTCCCATCCTCTCGCCGGAGTAATATAGTTTAGCACGGCCGTAACATTCTGACCATACTTTCCATCACCGCGAGTGTAAAGCGTAATCTGTTTCTTTTTATCAAACACAAAGAGTCCTGAATTTCCATCCAGCTTATCCGTTAGTATATACGGTGCAGCGTATTTCTTCATCCAACGCTCCAATGTCTTTGGGTCATCACGAATTTTATCTTGCGAACCCATCCAAATCGGTAATTTTACTTTACGCTCCACTGGCGCACCAATCTGTGTAATAAACGGATGTTTCGGCTCTTTTTCTCTCAAGTAATTTTCCGCATAATCGTATAAATCATCATTCACCAATGTCTCAGATGTATTACGATACATGTAGTTCGCCTTCTCTAAGAATTCCACAATTTGCGGAATCGTTCTGGATTCTAAGTATTTCTTAGGATTCGCAATATACTTTTCCACATTCATTGTATTTCTATTTCTATATAGATATATTACTTTAATATCTATTCATTTTTTAGGATATAAAGAAATAGCACTATAAATAGTTAATTATGTGGTGGTATCTGATGAGAATTTATACCCCTCTAAAATGTCGTCAAGAACAGTTTGTAAAATGGGTAGTGGGTTGGATTCCATCCTATATCATTCAAGTGCTGTATATTCCAGAGGACTACATTGAGGTAGATGAGATATACAATATTTCAGAGGATAAGACATGGGCCAGCAGCAGCCATCACTCATTTAAAGAAGGGCATTATGTCATTAATTATTGGAATAATGGCACTCGCAAGCTAGAGCGTATGGTATTGCATTCCAATCATCTAAAGCGCGCGCTAATGGTAACCGATATCCAATTCCTCTGGGCATTTTCAGATGAAGCACTCATTCGCATTCTGACGCAATATATCCATCTATCCAACGAGCGCGAACCCATTCTAGACCTCTTCCTAAATAAAGAAAACGTCTATAAGAAACTACTCCATTATATACCCAGTTTTCAGCTCCGTGAGAATGTGACACCACGGGTCATCTATATACTCTCTCAATGTGAAAATAACAAAGGCTTCCTCTTGGATAAAAAACAGGAAGATTGCCAAGTGACTTATTACACGGATGATCTAGAAGAACACAAACGCACTCTGGACGAATACCTGATTTCAGCAGAATCTTAACTGCATCCAACCTTTCCTTTTTTATCCCTACTCTATGGATAGAGTATGCTCAATTTAAGTTCAAGTGCATATACCATCCGAAATGGTGGCGAAGGGCAATATGAGTTCTTCGCCGATATTTCCACACGATCTTTACAGTCGGTGCGTGTTGGTGAAGGCGCTGGTAAAATAAGTGTCGGTAGTGGTAACGCATTTGTGGGGTTTGATGCAGGACATGCCAACGCAAATGGGTCTTTTGGGGCATTCGTCGGCTTTCAAGCGGGCGCTCAAAACTTAAATGGTAATTACTGTACGTTCGTAGGCGCATTCTCCGGCAAAGAAAATCAACGGGGTGACGCCAATACATTCGTTGGTTACGCCGCAGGCGAATTAAACAAAGACGGCTCTGAATGTGTGGCCGTCGGAGCTTACGCCATGCGCGAGAATTATTCTGGCAATCGCACTGTAGCTATCGGATACCGTGCCGCAGAAAGAACCCTGGATGCCGATTTTAACACGATTATTGGTGCCGAAGCAGGTCAAGACAATCGTAGTGGAAACTTTAATACCATGGCAGGGTTTCGCTCTGGCCGGGCAGCCTTTAAAGGCAATGAAAATACTTATTTTGGGTCTTACGCCGGCTATTCCAATTCCCTTGGGGACGGCAATGCTTTCGTAGGATTTAAAGCGGGTGAATACCTTACCCAAGGCTATTTTAATGTAGCGGTTGGCGCCTATGCCCTGCAAAAAGCCTCTACGGGCAATTCAAATATTGCGATTGGGGCATTCTCTGGCACTACCGCCACAGGGGATGGTAATC